AGCAGCGGAGAAATCAGTACAGGCACCAATTGTACTTCCACAAGATGTACAAGAACTCCAGTTGGGTGGCGATGCGGTTATCCGTACTGCCAACCCAGCGGGTGTTCGACGTGTAGAACTTACACTGCCACAAGGTGCATTTACAGAACAAACATTACTTAATCAAGAACTTAGAGTTGGTGCTCGTTATCCAGAATCACGTACTGGTAACATTGATGCATCTATTGTTACTGGTCAAGGTGTACAGGCTCTTATGGGAGCATTTGATACCCAAGTTAAATCAGCCCAAGCAATTTTTGCTGCTGCACTTCGTGATGTTATTAGTATCTGTTTTGAAATTGATGAAACAATCTTTTCAGAAGAAAAAACAATTCGTGGTGTAGATTCAGGCTCACCATATGAAATTACATATAAACCAACTAAAGACATTAAAGGTGATTATTCAGCCGATGTTCGTTATGGAATGTTGGCAGGACTTAACCCAGCCCAAGGTCTTATCTTTATGCTACAGGCTCTTGGAGGCAAGTTAATCTCTAAAGACATGGCTATGCGTGAGTTACCATTTACAGTTAACGTAACACAAGAACTTGAAAAGATTGAAATTGAGGATATGCGTACAGCGTTACTCAGTGGTATCACAGCAATGGCTCAGGCTATTCCAGCGATGGCGACACAGGGACAAGACCCATCAGATATGGTAAATAAAATTGCTGCGGTTATCAAGGCTCGCCAAAAGGGACAAGCATTAGAAGATGCTATTGAGGCCACCTTTGCACCGCAACAACAGGTTCCTCCTGCTGGCGCTTCTAATCCTATGGTTGAGCAAACGTCCCCTGCTCCCTCTGGTGCCCCAGTAGGAGGCCCTTCTCAAGGCCAACCAGTTGAGTTACCTCAGCAACAAGCCCCAGATATTCAATCAATTCTTACAAGTTTAACAGCAGGTGGCAAAGGAAACGCAAGAGTAGTAACTAGAAGTTAATTAGGTAGGGGACATGACAACAATAATTGGATTAGAGCACAAAGACCGTTGCTTCATAGTTGCTGATAGCCAAACTACTGATGCTGATGGTAGAATTTATTCTCATCCAGAGGTTAAAAAGATTTCAGAAAATGGAATGTTTTTAATTGCTGGTTCTGGCGAAACATTACCTTGCGATATAGCACAACATATTTGGGAGCCACCAACTCCTACTAAGCAAGACAAAGAAGATTTATATCATTTTATGATTGCGAAGGCAATGCCATCTCTACGCAAGTGTATGACAGAAAATGGCTACAACTTTGATGAAGATACTAAAGAAAATAGATTTCAATTTATTATGGCTGTTGGTGGAGAGATATTTGATGTCGACCAAGAGTTATCAATAAGCAAATCCGCAGATGGTGTATACGCTGCAGGCTCTGGTGCAACATACGCACTAGGTGCTTTATACGCTGGAGCAGATGCATACCAAGCAATGGAGATTGCATCTAAACTTACAGCATTTACAGCAGGCCCATATATATCAAAAGAACAACCTAGAAAAATTAAGTAGGAGGAATAATGGCTGAAAATCGTGGAGGCTTTCGCCCTACAGCACCGCAAAATAATCCAGCAAATGTTTCCGCTACTGGTGGAGCAGGACAGTCTGGAACACAACCTGCACGTGATATTCCAGGTATGGGGTATGGTAAAGGCCAAGAAACAATGAACCAACAAATGGCTGCGCCAATGGCTGGTCCAAATAAGCCAAAAGGTTCAACTCCTAATCCTCTTATTGCTGGACTTAGTCCTATTACTCCTTTAACTGCCCCTACAGAACGTCCAGAAGAGCCAGTAACTGCTGGTATGGACTTTGGTCCAGGTGTTGGTAGCGAGGCACTTAATCTTCCTCGTGAGCGTTCACTATCTGAAATCCTTGCATCAATGATTGACATTGACCCAACTGGAGAAGTACAAGACCTTTATAACTTTGTATTATCACGAGGTCTTTAATGGCCGAGAAGGACAAACCATTAGTTAAAATTGCTGAGGCCTCTCCTGGCTTAGCAACTGCAACAGCGCAAAAGAACTTACCTAAAAATGAGGTTAATCAACTTACTGCATTAGTTCAATTGCGTGGTATCCATAATGAACTTACTTCGCTATCACAAGGTGATGCTTACAGGAAGTTTCAAAGCATGGATAAAACTACCCGTGATGCTTTGGTATCAATGTTTAATCCTAAGTATTCAAAAGAAGATAAAGGATTTTTTGGAAATATTTTAAGTTCCATAAAAAGTTCAGTTTATTATGGCGGTGGAACAACTGTAGATTTAGCAAAAAACCTTGCATCTTTTAGCCCAATGGGTGGACTTGCTGCAGTTACCGAAGCAGTTAAAGGTGGAATTGTTGGATTAGGCAAAGAACTTGCAGAGACTGAGGCTGGGAAAAAAGTAGTTACTCCTGTAGAAAAAGGATTAGAACTTTTAGTACGTCCTCAGGAGAAACTTGTTAAGCAACCTTACATGGCTGCAGCCTTAGAGACTGACGGACTTGCTAGAATTGCTGCATCTGGTAAATACGTATTAGAAGGATTTAAAGAGTTATTACCTGGTGGTGAGGACGCACTTCCAACTGATAACTCAACATCATGGAAGAAATACTGGGAACAAGCATCTGACCCAACTAGAGTGTTTGATGAAAAAGCAGTATCTGAGTTCAATAAAGACTTAACTCCTGCCGCTTCTTTTGTTGGAAGACTTCTTGCATCTAAACAAGATTTAATAGAAAATTATGAATTATACCAAGATAATCCTGGTGTTATAGATTTAATCAATCGCTACGTAAGTGGTGAAGAAGCAGCAGTAATTGAAGTTGCAAATGCTGTCGCTAGATTTGAAAAATCTAAAATCAGCCCAGGTAGAGATGCTGCTCGTGCACTAATTAGTTTGCTCCCACACGAGTATGAAAAAGCAGTGCTAGGTGACGGTAAAGCAAAAGCATTATTTAATGTTATTTCAGGTCTTGGAGATTTTACTATTACTTTTGCTGCTGACCCATTAATTATTACAGGCAAAGTAAAGCGTGGATTAGATGTTGCAAAGTATGGATTTATAAAACTTGGTGAGGGTTCAATATCTATCGAAAAGGCATTTAACCTACCAAAAGTTAGAGCATATTGGGACCAAGCAGGAAAACTAATCGAACAATATCGCAATGGCGATTTAGTAGTTAAGTCTCAGGCTTTAAATCGTTTGCAAGATAGATTTCCTGAAATTAATGTAAACGTAGTAGATGACCTTGCTAAGGCTGATGTACGTAACGCTGATGATGCCTTAATGTATTTTGACAATGGCAGACGTTTTATGGATATTATGTCTGGAAAAGCAGGCGTTGCTGGTAAAGACCAACTTCTTCCAAGAATTACACTTGGTCGAGCAATTGGTAATAACGTAAAAGATTTAATCTCTAAAACTTTAGGAACTGAGCGTTATTCAGCATTAAAGGTTGGAAAAACTCCAGAAGATTTTATTTCTCAATTTTCTGATAATCCTCTTATGTGGGCAGATAAAATTGGATTTGAAAAAACTGGTCTTATTTATACAACAAAAGATAAATCAAGGCTTGCTAAAATTGATAGAGTTGTTAGAACATTTTCTATTGCTCCCGCAAATGAACGCATAATTAGCATTGCTGATGGTTCAAGCGCAACTCAAGTTTATAGACTAGCACGTACAGTTCTTGATAAAACATCATCAGGAGCCTTTAGGGCAGTATGGTTAAATGCCGATGAAGGTCAACGCCTATTAATGTTCCAAGGTCTACTCAAAACAATAGGTTTTGGTATGGGCCTTAATCTATCTAATGAAGGTAGATTATTGCTTAGCAAAATTGATGACATGTCCAGAGAACTTTATTCCCCAAGCCAAAGTGCAATTGACATTGGTGGCGACTTGGCGGATGTTCTTAGAATTGCTAAAGGTGGCGCTGCTGTATCTGCACCAAAGGGTGTACGTAAAAAAGTGCAAGAAGCAATTAATTCAACAAATGCAGAGCGTAAGGCTGTTCGTTTAATTGCTTCTGTAAATGCAAAAATTGCAGAACATACTCAACGTTCAAAAGCGCTTAAGGCTGATAGAGTAAATGCGATTGCAACTGGAGATTATGACCGCATTCGTGCAATTGATGACGAATTAAAAATTGTTAAAGCCAGATTAGGTAAAGAGTTAAAAAACAAAAAAGAACTTAAAGTAAAAGTTAAAGAAATTGAAAAAAGTCAACTTGACGAGTTTGAAGATGTTGACAATGCTTTTCTTGATAGATTCAACGCTGGCCAAACTGCAGATGGAACACCTCGTGCTGTCCGCCAATATCAACTAAGTAACTATCGCTCATTACCAAATTTTGTAGAATGGCGTGAGACAGCACAACGTGCTGGAATACTTACTGAATTTTTTGGTAAATTTACTAACTGGCAATTTAGCAAGAAATTTGTAGATGGCTGGTCTTTTGCAAACCTTTATCCCCGTCTTGGACTTCGTTCTTCTGTAGAAGAAGTTGGAATGTTTGGAGTAATTGCTGGAGCGGAAGGTTTTGGTAATTATCTTAAGGGTCGACTAGTATCCAGAGAATTACGGGCTGCAACTCCTGCTGCACTTAAAACAACCGTTTTTAAAGAAAGAGCCGTAGAAGATAGCAGATTAGGTTTTGTCCATAAAACAATTCGCAATATAACAAAAAAATCTTATAGCAAGCAACAATTAACTGCAATGGCCGATAACCCAGTAATGTTGGGACAGGCTGTGGCAAAGTCTTTAATTCAAAGCAGATTCAAGTTTCGCATCAGTAAAGACGAGGCTAAATATGCTGGAGATTTTGCAGAGTTTAATGGTCAATCAGTATTAGATGAACTTAATGGTGCGGTAATTAAGGCAGAGCGTCCTTATGGCGAAGCAGAAGAAATATCTAACTCGCTAAAACAGTTTGGTCCGTCAGTAAGATTTAATGTTCAAAATCAAGAAGCATTAAAAGGTTTAACTTTTAAAGGTGATTTTGGTGAATTTTCAAGCATGGGCGACAAAGCAGTTTTCCAATG